TGTTAGCTATAACAGCACATTGCAGTCGTTGACGCTCACTCTGACATCATCTTTGGTGTCTAGTCCTGCTGACGGCGCTGCTGTTACGTTCAGTAATAACAATAGTCTCATTACAGGCGTTGCAGCATGGGATGGCTCTGTCGTTGCTGTAAGAAGCAGCGATGTTTATAAAAGCACTGGTAGCGGATATACACGAATAAATGTTCCTTCACATGGCACTGTATTAGTAAATGGTGGTTCTCAAACAGGCTCGTCGCTGGTTGTCGATGGTTTGACATCAGTGCCGCAAATTGGGGATACATTCACCATTGCTGGTGTCAATCTAACATACATCATCACTGCATTGCCAACTGTCACTGCTGGTGGCGCTACGTTGGCAATATCGCCTACGCTTAATAGTAGCCCTGCTGATAATGCTGTCATCACCTTTAGAAGCACTAAATTCACTACAGGCACCAAAGCTAGATTTGAACGCTATCGCATTGGTTCTACGGAGAAAATTGTTGGTGTTAATGGTGTTAGCTTTCCTTTTGTTTACGATAACACTACCTTTAAGAAGCTCACAACAGTGCCTGATATTGAAGGTGCTGAATATGTAGCTTGGTTTAAGAATAGTTTGTTCTTTGCTAAGGGAGATGCTGTTTACTTTTCTTCTCCGTTTTCCGATACAGACTTTAGCGCTGCTAGTGGTGGTGGTGTAATTAATGTTGGTGGAAACATAACAGGACTCGTTGTCTTTAGAGAACAACTCATTATTTTCTGCGAACAGGCTATTAAGCGTATCGTTGGGTCCACCATTGCAGACTATCAACTGCAGCCAATTACAGAAAAGATTGGATGTGTATCTCCTGACACCATCAAAGAAGTTGGTGGGGATGTTATGTTCTTGGGGCCTGATGGCTTGCGATTGTTGTCTGCCACAGATCGTATTGGCGACTTCGGTTTGGCTTCTGTATCTAATCGGATACAGACAGAACTGACACAGCTTATTAGAAGCAGCACCTCCTTTTCTTCTCTCACTATCAAATCTAAAAGTCAATATCGATTGTTTGGATATTCCGCTAATATCACTTCCGATAGTGCTAAGGGAATATTGGGAACACAGTTTTCTGATAGAGTGGAATGGGCAGAACTTAGAGGAATTAAAGCTTATACAGCAGACAGCGACTATCATGAACGCGAAGAACTAATCATTTTTGCTAATAATGATGGATATGTTTATAAGCTTGAAGAAGGAAACACTTTTGATGGAGTCAACATCAAAGCTTCTTTCTACACTCCTTATTTGCCCATCAGCGATCCGCGAATTAGAAAGACTTTGTATAAGCTTTACACATACTTAGACCCTCAAGGAAGTGTAACCATTACCTTGAGCATGAAGCTTGACTTCGATGACAAAGGTAGTGTACAACCGGACGCTATTACGCTTTCTAACGCTACCAGTAATGTTGGTATTTTTGGAAATGCGTTGGCTAATTATGGCGCCGTTGTTTTTGGTGAGAAGCTATTGAGAGTGTTTGATTCTCAAATAGTTGGGAGTGGTTTCTCAGTTTCGTTGCAGTTTGAGAGCAATAGCAATGATCCTCCATACAGCTTTGACGCTGTTACAATTGAATACGCATCTCACGATAGGCGCTAAAGGAAAAGTACATGGCTGGCTACATTAGGCAAGACACAACAAACAACATTGCTGACGGAAACGTCATCAATGCTTCAGACTTTGACAACGAATATAACGCTATTGAAGCAGCATTTAATGCAACGACAGGGCATACTCATGACGGCACTGCTGCTGAAGGTGCTGCCATTACGAAGATTGGGCCTACGCAGGATGTTGTAGCTAGTGCGACAGCGTTGACGCCTAAGACGGATAACACTGTTGACTTGGGTAGCGCTGCGTTGGAGTACAAAGACTTGTACATTGACGGCACAGCCAACATTGACAGCCTTGTTGCCGACACTGCTGACATCAATGCAGGCACTATTGATGGTGTCACTATTGGCGGTGCTAGCGCTGGTGCTGCTACGTTCACCACTGTTGGGGCTACGACAGGTAACATCACCACCGTCAATGCTACCACTGTTGACACCACCAACATCGAGGTAAGCAACGTCAAAGCCAAGGACGGCACTGCGTCAATTACGCTGGCTGACTCCACAGGCGTGGCTTCATTCTCGGCAGCACCTGTGTTGTCGGCCCTGACGGCCTCGCAGGCGGTGTTTACTGACGCCTCAAAGAACTTGGTGTCCAACGCCATCACGGGCACGGGCAATGTGGTGATGTCCACCTCCCCCACGCTGGTGACGCCTATCCTTGGCACTCCCACCTCGGTCACGCTGACCAACGCCACGGGGTTGCCTCTCTCGACGGGCGTTACGGGCACGCTTGCAACGACGAACGGCGGCACAGGGCTGACTTCGTTTACCTCCGGTGGGGTGGTGTATGCCTCCAGCACAAGTGCGCTGGCTACGGGGAGTGCGCTGACGTTTGATGGGACGAACTTTGCGGTTAGCGGTGTTGGAGTTTTTGGGGCCGGAACAACGAAGCTACGAACCTATTCTGATAGCACATACAGCGGCATCTTCAATGGCGCATCCCTTACGGCAGCAGAGTCCATTTACATGGGCGCGGGGGCTCAGTTTTTTTATGTGGCGGGGGCCGAAGGCATGCGCCTGACCTCTACAGGTCTATCGCTGGTAAACAACCCGATCATCAACGCAGGCACCGCCAACGGCGTGGCTTACCTCAACGGCAGCAAGGTGCTGGCTACGGGGAGTGCGCTGACGTTTGATGGGAGTACGCTAGGGGTTTCTCGCGGGACGGCTGGAACCGCTGCGTCATTTGCCGCTGGTGGGCAGACACTGAAAATTTATGGAGATTCCACATCGGTATCTGTCGGTGCTGGTGGCTCGCTGGCATACGGGACAACAAGCACCTTTTACGATCCAACTAACTTAGCGCAGATTTATCTAATCAACAACGCCGAACAAATGCGCCTCACCAGCAGTGGTCTGGAGGTCAAGCAAAGCCAACTGATCGGATATTCCTCATACGCAGGCATTGGCACCAACGGGCTGGCGGTAGCGGGCAACGTGGGGATTGGGACTGATTCGCCTGCACATAGGCTTGTGGTATCTCAGTCGGAGACTACGGCGTATGCGGCATCTTCTGGTTCTGTGGTTGAGCCTGCCGGGGGTGCAAACACTCAAATTTTAAATACTGGTTCTGGCGGCTTTGCGTCTTTGAGATTTGCCTCGTTATCTGGTTCATATGCTTTTGGGTACTTGGCGTTTGTCAACAATGGCGGCAGTGCTTCGGGCTATTTTGCATTCGGCCAACGCTCTGGTAGCGGGTACGCTGAGCAAATGCGTCTCGACTCCTCCGGCAACCTCGGGATTGGGACGAATTCGCCTTCAACAAAACTTCAGATCGGGAGCGTGTCAGGATCCATCACCACCGCTGCAAGGTTTTCAACAAACACAGCCGGAACTCCTGAATTGCTTGTTTTGGAGAATGCTGCAAACCGTAACACTGACCGTGGAACGCAGATTTCTTTTTACAACCCCAACGGTTCTGGGAGCTCTCAACTTGGCGCTGCTATTTTTTCAGCCAACGAAAACGCTACTGCAGGTGGACCTGAATATTTAGGTTTTAAAACAGGTACTGGTGGAACAATCGCCGAACGCGCCCGCATCACGAGCGGGGGCTCTTTCCAGATTGGAAGCAGCAGCGTTTCAGATCCGCGACTGTTTGTTTACGATAACGATAGCACCGACGCAGCAATTGTTGTTAGGCAGGACGGGGCGGCCCCTATACAGATTTGGCAAGGCTCTGGGGCCGGCGAACGCGCCCGCATCACGAGCGGGGGGTTCTTTAAGGCGAGTAACACAGGGACTTATGCAAGCAGCACCAATGATCGTTATGAATTCACTAGTGATAAAAATGATTTAACAATACTTGTAAATAGTACAAATACAGGCGCGAATGTTAATAACGTATATTCGCAATTGCCCGCAGGAGCAAACGCGGGGGCGTATCATTTTGTAGGAAGTATTTCGGGTTCTGGCTTGCAATTTACCGTTGATGCGGATGGCGATGTTAAAAATACAAACAATTCTTATGGTTCAATTTCAGACATCAAACTGAAGCAAGACGTTGTTGACGCAGCATCGCAATGGGACGACATCAAGGCGCTTCGTGTACGAAAGTACCGTTTCAAGCGTAACCCGGATGCTGCGTTGCAGATTGGTCTTGTCGCTCAAGAAGCAGAAGCCGTTTCTCCGGGACTTGTTGAAGAAACTGCCGACCGCGATGAGGAGGGTAACGACCTCGGCACTACCACCAAGTCGGTCAAGTACTCTGTGCTTTACATGAAGGCAGTTAAAGCCCTGCAAGAAGCAATGGCCCGTATCGAACAACTGGAAACCCGTGTCGCGGCGCTTGAAGCCTAACCCCTGAAAGGAAAAACCATGACTACCTTCACTTGGATCATCGAATGGATGCAGTGCAAGCCCACTGAGGGCGACAACACCGACGTAGTTGTCACTGCTGGCTGGCGCTGCAACGGCGCTGACGGCGACTACGCCTCTACGGTGTATGGCACCTGTTCATTCCCCGCGCCCGAGGGCTCTTTCACGCCCTATGCAGACCTCACCCAAGACATGGTGCTGGGCTGGTGCTGGGACAACGGCGTGAACAAGGACGCAACTGAAGCTGCGGTGCAGTCGCTGATCGACAACCAGATCAACCCGCCCGTCGTGCAATTGCCGCTGCCATGGTCATCCGCCCCGCAAACGGCCTGATTGGCTGGACCCTGCGCCGCACGGGCTTTGCGGGAGTGACGCTCCCGTGGGGCATCTACATCTTGCCCGAGCGCTTGCAAGATGCTAGACTAGTACGACATGAACAAGAACACGCTAAGCAAATAGACGAGCTTGGTGTGTTTAACTTTTATGTTCGTTATCTGTGGTTCACCCTCCGCTACGGCTATCGAAACAATCCTTTGGAGGAGCTTGCTAGAAAGGCAGAAGACAAATGAACGACACTAAAATCAACTTGACTCTAAATCTCGTTAACGGCATCCTGCAATATCTGGGCACGCGCCCATACGCTGAAGTTTTCCCGTTGGTGCAGGAGATTCAGAAACAGGCTGCTCCACAAGTGCCTGCTCCACAGGGCGCTGAAGAGCCGCAGCTTGCGGGTTTGAACGACTGAAATGATTGAAATAGTAAGCGGTGGTATATTTGGTTCTCTCTTGGGCGGGCTATTTCGGCTTGCCCCAGAGATTATCAAGTTTTTTGATAAAGCTAATGATCGCAAACATGAGCTTGCGATGTTTACGCTGCAAACTGATTTGGAAAAAGTCAGAGGTCAATTTCGTCTTGAAGACAAGTATGTTGATCACAGCGTAAATCAACTTGAAGCAATTCAAGAAGCATTCAAAGAACAATCTGCCACCGCTACTGCCTCATACAAATGGGTTGCTGCATTATCTGCATTGGTGCGACCAGTTATTACATATACCCTGTTTGGCTTGTATGTAGCATTTAAGATTATTATAATTAGTTATGCTATCGATACAAATGCAACGTGGTATGATATTGCTACAAAACATTGGACTGTTGAAGACTTTGGCATGCTCAACATGATTTTGACATTCTGGTTTGTGGGTAGGGCAATTGAGCGTTATCGGCAGTGACAGCAGAAGCTATCCGCATTGCCAAAGAAGTTTTATGCAAACCATTTGAAGGGTATGCTAGACGTCTTCCCAACGGAGATTGTCATGCCTATCCCGATCCCGGCACAGGCGCACAGCCTTGGACGATAGGATGGGGCAGCACAGGCCCTGAAGTGAAGCATGACACTGTGTGGACACAACAACAGGCTGAAGCGTCTCTAGACAATCATTTGTTACACTTCTGTGCTGGGGTATTGACAATGTCTCCAACGCTAATGCAAGAGTCTCCGAGACGTCTTGCTGCAATTATTTCTTTCGCGTATAACTGCGGACTCGGAAACTATCGCATCTCCACTCTTAAGAAGCGTGTTGATGCTAAAGACTGGAATGGTGCACGTGAAGAAATCGTCAAATGGAATAAAGCCGCTGGTAGAATAATGACAGGTCTTACCAGACGTAGACAAGCAGAAGCGCAACTAATGATATGAATATTCCATCTTCGCTGAAGATTGTTGGTAGAGAATACGATGTTGTAAAGCTAGACTACGACAATGAACAAGTTGGTGGAGTAGATTTTGATAATTGCACAATAGGAATTAAATCAGGACAACAAAAACTATTAGAGGCTGATACACTACTTCATGAATCTCTACACATCATTGATGAAATATTCCAACTTGAGTTAACAGAGCGTCAGGTATATTGTGTTGTCAGTGGTATAATGGCCCTACTTAGAGATAATGAAACTCTTTTGCCATATATTAACGATGCCCTTGTTTCACCGAGAAAACTATGAGTAAATTCACCGCAAAGCAAAAAGAAATTGTAGCCCGTAAGCTAGGCTA